TGATAAATCTTCTAATCGTTTTGGTAGACAACCTTTAAAATTGATATCATTGTAGATAATTTTATAGAACATTTCATTAGGATTAGCAATAAACTCCAACTGACATTCATTAAGATCATAAAGATGAAATCCTCTAACATCATCATAATCAGACCAGGTTAATTGATATGGATTGCCAAGATAAAATATACCATCAGCACTTGAACGATGATGATAATGTCCTGAAAATGTATTAATGAATTTTCTAAAGATTGACCTATCTAATCCTTCAGAAGCCATACCTTTATACATTGCGAAACCAGCAATCTCAAAATGACCCATACAAATTGTTGCATCGGTATTTTTCATTTCAGTCATACAATCATTATAATTGTCGGAACATATCCAAGGAATCATGCATATCTTAACACCATGAACTTCAATAGTTTTAGGTGTATCTATTACATGAACATTAGGATATTCTTTAAGTAATAGATCAACAGAATTTACACTATCACTATTTTTGAAATAAGTATCATGATTACCAGCTAACATATGAAGTTCAATACCAAGTTCCAATAACTTATCAAAGAACATTTCCTTAGTTCTTTTTAGTGATAGGAAGTTTACATATTTTCTGCGGTCAAATGTATCACCAAGTATTAATAAGGTACTGATATTATTTTCTATTAATGATGGAAAGAAAGTTTCATCATAGAACTTTTGATAGAAGTCTAGGAACGAAATACTATCATTCCTAGCTCCGAAATGCTGATCGGTAATAATTGCTATCTTCATAAGAACTCCATAATATAATATGGACTAATTATATCACACTTCAATGAACTTGTCAAGGCCTTTTTGCTTTTTTACGATAACTTTTTTACTTTCAAGCACTTTTTCAAATGTTTCTATGAACTTAGACAGGTTATCATATATTTCAAATTGAACACCACTGTCTCCAAATTCCAACATTTCTTGTTCAGCTTCAAATCCGAATTGTGCTGCGGATTTATATTTGATATACTGATGTTTCTTTTCCTTTTGTATTCGTCTAAGGAAAGCATAGTAAATAATTTGAGTAAAATATGCGAATGGATTTTTAGATTTATCAGGATTAAAGTTGCCATAATACATCAGACAATTTTCTATACCATCAGAAATCATTTCATCACGGTAGGTATAGTTCATGAAGTTTGGTTTATGAGATAATCCTTCTGCGATTTTCATAAAACATTCTGCAATATAGCTAGGTAACATTGGTTTTGGCAAATCTTGTTGCTTAGCTTCATCACAATTTTTGGTGTGTTCAATGAGGGCTTCAAGAAAATCTACATTATTTACATAATCTTTTTTAACTTTTTTTGCTTTCATAATTTAATCTCAATTTATTTTCAATTAGGGCTTGCCAAGGTTATTACGGCTATGTTATAATGCTTATACACCAAACCTGCTTTGGAACTTTATCTAGTTAAACATTATATAATAACTGGTGTCTGGAGTGAAACGACAGCACGAAGTGCCAAAGCAATTGCTTCGCAATGTCGCTGCGCTCCAGCAACTTAATGGTATTTGGTTGATCCTTTATTAACATTATCAAATGCATCCATTACTTCATCAATACTAGTTTGGTCCATATCATCCATATGTTTATCCACATAATCTCGTTTTTGTTGGAGTTTATTAAAGGTTTCCATATTTAATGTATAATATTCTTCTAATGCGTCAGTTGGTTCAAATACGCATAATATATCAATATCGGATATAGTAGTTTCATTGTTCTTCACCAACTCATTTGGAATCCAATGTTGCATTACCAGTTCCGGTTCATCCAATTCATAATCCAAAAATACTACCATTGGATTTTTAATAAAGTTGATTCCAGATACATTTTTATGTTCGCAAATGATATCCAGTCCATCTTGTAATCTAAGAATTTTAACAGCCATTATTTTAATCCTATTTTGTATAATTTGAATTTGAATTTTTCTTCAGTATAGATTTTAGTACGTTCCATAAAGTGCTTCAATGTAAAATTAACATGCTTATTATATCGTATATCATCAGCTATATCATATAAGGTTGCTTTGGTCTTACCATCAGATTGTCTTAATCCTCTACCAATGCTTTGCAAGTTCCTTACACGACTTTTGCTGGGTGATGCGAATATAATATTATGTAAATTCCTTATATTAACACCAGTAGAATAAACACCAAATGAAGCTACAATGATCGCATTAGATTCTTCTTCAACAATTCGTCTAATGTTTTCTCTATCATCTGTTGCTGTTCCACCATGTACAAAGAACACCTTCCTTTCACCTATCTGTTTTGAGTTCTTAATAAGATTATACAGTATTTTGCCATGTTTGTCAACCAGCTGGAATAAAACCAGTGTATTATTATTCATACTCACAGCTAGATTTTTTATAAATTTATTCCGGAGTTCATTGGAAATAATATATTCAATTTCTTCCTGATAGGTCTTATTCTTCATCAATTTACATACTTCATCACTATGTTTCAATACAAGACATTTGATATTAAAATCTACAAGCTCCTTCTTATCAATAAGTTCTTTGGTAGATATAACTTTCTTAACAGTTCCAAATAAACCTTCCAACACCAGCTTATGTGTTTTCATGCCGGATAAGGTACCAGTTAATCCAATACGATATTTGGTATCAGATAGTTTTTCCATAATATCTCGTATGGAGTTTGCTTGAGCTAAATGTACTTCATCACATATAACATAATCAAATTGGTCAAAATATTCTTTATCTTGTTTGAATATAGATTGCCAAGTGGATATTATAAGTTTCTTTCTAGATTCTTTAGATTGACCTTGATAAATCTTATGTACATTATCTTCAGTAATAAATCCATTTTCACTGGAATAATCTTCAAAATCAGAATATAATTGTGATACAAGATTTACGGTGGGCACAATAATAAGACCCCTTAGGTCTTGATATTCCAATAATTGACGGAATATAAGGTATATTATAAGACTTTTACCTGAGGCTGTAGGAGATAATAACAAAGTTCTGCGTTTTTGCATGGCATGAACAAAGGCCACTAACTGGTGTTCTCTTACATCTATTGGATTACCACGGGAATGTAGTTTAAGTTCAGTAAAGAATTCCTTAGCTAATTTTAGTGAGAATACATCTTCAAGGTCTGGTCTTGTATGGTCATATTCAAAGGTATAATCTCTAGATACACAAAATTCTTCTATGTAAGGTATTAGACCAAGGTATAATAGATTAGTTTGTGTATTCAATAATCTAATTTTACCATCCCACATTTTATTTCGATATGCGGGAACAAAGGTATATCCAGGAACATAGAATGTAAAATAATCTGATAGTTCTTGTGTTATAGCTTTATCACATTGGACTTTGGCATAGACTTCATTCTTTTTGGAGATGATTACATTAGTTTCCACTGATAAACCTTTCCCAGTCTATAAATGACCTCAACTGCCAAGACCTTTGTTTTAGTTCACCCATAATCGATTCTACTACAGATACGATTTCATCATGATACACCTTACGTTCTAATAATTTGATTAGGTGCTGGTCAGCATCCAAATAGGTATTAACATCCGATTTCAACTTCAAACTAAATGGTTCCCAACCATGGAGTTCATAATCCTCCTGAGTAAACTTACCTGTATAGTATTCCCATTTAATCTTGCGCATACGGGTATAATCGAAGTGTGCTTTCTTGGATGCTAATTTATGTTTGACTAGGATGGAAAGGTATTTGTTATGTAACTTAGGAATGTTGATTAATTCTTTACCGGGTTCTGTTTGATCCATTTCAGCATCAATTTCCCACAGTTCAAGAATTTGTTCTAGATTTTTCATAATATATCCTTCTTATTTTCAATTAGGGCTTGCCAAGAATATGGTAGTAGTGTTATAATGCTATTCCACCAAACCTGCTTTAGAAGAAAACAGGTGGTGTTCTGGAGTGAAACGACAGGATGCGAAGCATCGCAAGATTAGTTGCTTCGCAACATTCACTTCGTTCATGGTTACCATTATTATATAGGATTAAATATCCAGTATATCAAAGTA